AGGCCGTCGTTTTGCGGCAACTTCTGATATGCAGATTTCTGACATGTCCGCTAATGCGCCTGTTGGAACTACATTGGCAATCCTAGAAAGAACGCTAAAGGTCATGTCAGCTGTTCAGGCCCGCGTGCATTATGCATTGCGCCAAGAGTTAAAGCTCCTTGCTGGGATTATTCGTGACTACACAGACGAGGACTACAACTACGAGCCCGAGAGCGGCGACATGCAGGTTAAGAAAGAAGACTACAACCACGTAGATATTCTCCCTGTATCAGATCCAAATGCAGCAACTCTTTCCCAACGTGTTGTTCAGTACCAAGCGGTTATTCAACTAGCCCAGTCAGCGCCTCAGATTTACAACTTACCAGAATTGCACCGCCAGATGCTTGACGTGCTAGGTATTAAAAACGCTGACAAGCTAGTTCCATTGGACGATGACCAGAAGCCAAAAGACCCTGTAACGGAAAACATGGCAGCCCTCAAAGGCAAGCCAATGAAAGCGTTTATGTTCCAGGACCACGAGGCTCATATCCAAGTTCACCAAATGGCTATGCAAGACCCAATCGTTCAAAAACTTATTGGCCAAAACCCAATGGCACAAGCCATCATGGGCGCGATGCAAGCGCATATTGCTGAACACGTTGGTTACGCATATCGTAAAAAGATTGAAGAAGCTATGGGCGCGGCATTACCATCACCAGAAGACAACTTACCACCAGACTTGGAAGTTCAGTTATCCCGTTTGGTGGCGCAAGCTGCTCCTCAAGTATTGGCTCAATCACAAGCTATGGCTTCTCAACAGCAAGCCCAGCAAAATGCGCAAGACCCAGTACTGCAAGCTGAGCTTTTAGACCAGCAAGTTAAACAGGGTGAGTTGCAACGTAAGATTGCCAAAGATAAGACTGATGCCCAGATTAAACAGCAACAGTTGGCTTTGGAAGCTCAAAAGATTAAACAAGAAGCGTTTAATAAAACGGCAAATATTATGTTGCAAGCTGAAGATAAGCGTGTTGGCGGCCACAAAGCTACCGCTGACGTTGCTATACAGGCGGCTCAACTACAACAACAAGATAAGCACCACACTATTGATACAGCAGCAAATGCAGGTCAACAGCAGCAAAAACCTAAAGGGGGCACTAAAGAGTGATGGACTTACTTACGGCCGATTTCATAGCCGCACTGCGTGACAAGTTGCGCACAGATATGAATAACTACACTGACGATTTGGCAAACGGGCAGTGCACAAGTTTTGAGCAGTACAAAGAGCTCTGCGGTGTAATTCGAGGCCTAGCATTTGCAGAGCGCCACTTACTTGACCTCGCTGACCTTATGAAAGAAGACAACGATGAGTGACACCATCGCACTACCCCCGCAAGGGCTTGTATTACCGGATGGCAGTTTGCATTCGCTAGAAGTAGCACCAGAATTATCAGAAATAGTAGAAGAGCCAACACCTGAAGAAGTTCAGGCGCAAATGGCTAGGCAGTTACCAGAACCACGCGGTTGGAGAATCTTATGCTCATTAGTAACGGCTACAGATCAGTACGACAGCGGCCTTCTTAAGGCAGATGAAACAAAAAAGATTGAGGAATTAACTTCTCCAGTCCTATTTGTTTTAAAAATGGGCGATCTGGCATACAAAGACGAAGAGAAATTTCCATCAGGACCTTGGTGTAAAGAAGGCGATTTTGTTATTACGCGCCCCTATACAGGAACAAGAATTCTGATTTATGGAAAAGAATTTCGTGTTATTTACGACGACCAAGTAGAAGCAGTGGTCGAAGACCCCCGCGGAATTACCCGCGCTTAAAGGAGCAGATATGACTTATAAATTTCCCGATGAAAACGAAGATTTTGATAAAAAGCCTGACGTTGAACTAGATGTAACTGCTGAAGGCGATGTTGTTGAAGCGGATATCATTGTTGAAGATGATACCCCTGAACAAGACCGCAAGGCCCAGCCGCTAAACCGTGAAGTTGAAGATCCCACTGATGATGAGATCGAAGGCTACACAAAAGGCGTCCAATCCCGCATTAAAGAGTTAACCCATGCCCGTCATGACGAGCGCCGTGCAAAAGAAGCAGCGCAGCGCGAGCGCGAAGAGGCCATTCGGTTAGCCCAGCAGGCAATAGAAGAAAATAAAAAGCTGAAGCAGTATGTTCAGACTGGTGAGACTTCTTATCAAGAGATGATGCGCGAAAAAGCCGAAGCTGAACTAGCTATGGCCCGCGATAAGTTTAAAAAAGCATCTGAAGACTACGACTCAGAAGCTCTTCTTGCTGCTCAAGAGGCGTTGACGGAAGCTAAGATGAAAATTGAAGCTGCAAAAAATTTTCGTCCAACCCCTTTACAAGATAAAGAAAATGATGTACAAATACAACATACGGCTCCAGATGTACCTAGACCCGACGAAAAAACCTTGCGCTGGCAAGCCAAAAACCAGTGGTTCGGTTCTCCTGGGTACGAAGAGATGACGGCCTTTGCATTAGGCTTACATCAAAAATTGGTTGCCACGGGTTATGACCCGCGTAGTGAAGAATATTTCGAGAAAATTGACTCTCGCTTAAAGTCTGTGTTCCCTGATTTGCTTCAGGACGACGAACCAGCTAGCCGAAAAACCGGTGAACCTAGTAAAAAGCCAGCAACAGTAGTGGCTTCTGCTACCCGTTCAACGGGAGCAAAGAAAACTATCAAACTTACAGCAACCCAAGCAGCGCTCGCTGATAAGTTAGGTATCCCACGTGAATTGTATGCTAAGGAATTTTTAAAACAGGAGGCCCGTAATGGCTAATACTCGTAAAACACGCGATATCGAGACTCGCGAAAAAGACTCAACCCGTCCAATCTACCGCCCAGCGGCTACTCTACCTGATCCTACTCCAGAACCTGGATATAGTTTTAGATGGGTTGCTAAAGAGGTACTAGGACAGGCGAATCCAACCAACATGTCACAGAAATTCCGTGATGGCTGGGTTCCAGTTAAAGCTGTAGATCATCCCGAACTTATGATTGTGGGTGATCCAAATGGAAACGTTGAGATCGGTGGTTTGATCTTGTGCAAAATCTTAACTGAGCAACTCGAAGCACAAAAAGAGTACTACGAGAAGCAAGCACAAGACCAAATGAATTCGGTTGATAACCATTTCATGCGTAATAACGATGCGCGTATGCCTTTATACAGTGAGCGTAAAAGTTCAGTAAGTAAGGGTGGCGGCTTCGGAAGCGGTACACGATAAATAATTTTTTAGGAGACCTTTATGTCTACAGTATCAAGTCCTTATGGACTAAAACCTGTTAGCCTAATTGGCGGTCAATCCTTTACTGGCGGCACAATCCGCGAGTACTTATTGACTTCTAACAACTCTGCACCTATCTACACTGGTGACTTAGTTCAATTAGGCGCATCTACAGCTGGGCAACCAACTGTTGTAACTTCCACACCAACTACTAGCACTGCTGGTATCGCTGGTGTTTGCGTTGGCGTTCGTTACCAGTTATCTGGTCAGCAACTCGGATATCCTTTGTATGCAGAATATCTGCCTGCAAATGCCGTAACTGCTGGTTACACCAATATTTTCATTCGCGTAGTAGAAGATCCAGATCAACTGTATCAAGTACAGTCTTTGGGTTCTGTTGGCTATGGTTCTATCGGTAAGACTGTTGCTTTGGCAAACTTCACTGGTGGTACAAGCTCTACAACTGGTAATAGCACTTCTGGTAACTCAGTTGTTGCATTGTCAGCTACTATTGCTAATACAAGCGCGTTGGCTGTTAAGATTGTTGACTTGGTTAACTCCAGCTCCACTTTCGGCGGCAACTTCCCATCTAACCCCGGTGACGCATATACCGATTGCATCGTTAAGTTGAACTTTGGCGTGCATCAGTATTATCAGTCCGCTGGTACAACAGCTTAATAAAGGAGCTATAACATGGCTATTTCACGTTCACAGCTCTTAAAAGAGTTACTCCCAGGACTAAACGCGTTGTTCGGTTTAGAGTACAAACGCTATG